GAGATGACTTACTACCTAAATGACGATTATGAGGGTGGAGATGTAGAGTTTAGCAAGTATGGGTTAAGGTTTAAGGCAAAGAAGAACGACCTTTTAATCTTTCCTTCAAACTTTATGTATAACCATGCCGTTCATCCAGTAACAGATGGCCTAAGATATGTGGTGGTTCAATGGACACGATAAACAGAGAAGTTGGATTAATTAAGAATGTCTTAAGTCCTTATGACTTTGACAGACTTCGTATGCATTTTAAGAATAATCCTATTTTAGATTCTATGGGCACAGACGAGTTTGGCAGAAAATTGCTGGGAGACAAAGCAGAGCCAATACTACAAGAATTTAGTGAACTACTATTACCAAAGGTAAGAGAATACTTTAACACAAATACCTGCGTTACATCATATTCACTGTTTGCAGAATATTCTGATGAAACTATCAGTTTAGAAAAGCACAAAGATGTGAACGCCTGTACATATACACTTGATTTGGTTCTCTATCAAGGAGATCCATGGGCACTTTACATAGAAGGAAAGCCTTATATAGCCAAGCCAAATGAGGCAATTTTATTCATGGGTGAGGAATACGAGCATTGGAGAGAAACTCTCTATAACAATACTGGTAAAATAGGAGTAGTCTTTTTCCATTATGTAGAGCCAGATCATTGGTTTATAACTGAACCTAAAGAAAAGCACGATGAGATTAGACAACAGATGGCTATTGAGAGGAACTTAAAATGAAATTAGAAAAGCACTGTGATGGAAAAGTTTTAATATTTGAAGACTTTTTAACACCAGAAGAGGTTAATTTGTTAGACTCATTTATGAGGAACTTTAACTATGACGGATTACAGGAACACGAATTTAAGTATTGGGGCAAGCGTTTAATCAACAATCATCAGATGAAGTTAAATCCAGGATATGAAAATATTATGGACGATGTAATGCCTACTCTAAGCCTTATTCAACAGAGAGTTAAAGATGTTCTTAATGAGCATGATCACGAAGCAGACTGGGCTCCCTCTGAACATAATTTAATTAAAATGTTTGATGGAGCAAGCGATTCATTTTACAATGGAAACACTGAATTAGAAATGTTTGTCCATATAGATAATCAAGGACACATGGAAAGCCCAATTATGTGGGGCAGCGTTATTTATCTCAATGATGACTACGAAGGTGGAGAAATCTACTATCCAGATTATGATTATTGGTATAAGCCAAAAGCAGGATCTATGGCTATGCATGAAGGAAATACTCGTCATGGAGTTAAAAAAGTAATTTCAGGTGAGCGTTTTTGTGCAGCATCATTAGTTACAATTAGAGGCAACTGGAACGAAAACCCATTGCCAACAAGAACTGACAACCCAGAAAATCCTTATCATTATCCACCAGGATATTGGGGCAATCGTTATAAACTTGATCCCATTCAAGGGGAAGTTAAGAACCTTAGAAGCGATGGCTCAGTAGCAGCATTTAATCCAGACCCAGAATTGGGAAGGGCAGACGGTAATGCCTAATATTATTCACATAGATAAAGATTCTATTACTCAACAACACATTCTGGATGCTAAAGAAAATCTTGACCTTCTCTACATTCCAAACATAATTCCTTCAACAACTGGTTGGCACGAGTTTATTTATCATTGTGACTATACAGTTAAGCGTCCAGAAATTACACTGCCAAGCCCAGTAAAGGTTATTGGTTCTTTACAGATTTGGGATGACCTATTTGTTGCAGGGTATCGTGTTGAAAAAGGAGATTGTTTTAGCCAGTTACCAGAGGTATTTGCAAAGACAACAGAATTATTTGGAAGAGAGCCAAACAGTGGCTGCACACTTATTAACTTTGTTGGACAGCAAAATACAATTCCAATTCACACAGACTCAAGAGATTCATTCTTGTGGCAGGCAATAGGCTCTGTGGAGTGGAGAATTTTTGAGACAACTGAAGAAGATTCTCCGTATCAAAGTTTAGGAGTACATGCTGGAGATATGTTATTTGTACCTTCTGGACTTATTCACACAGTGTTTTGTGAAAATCCAAGAGCAGGAATATCAATCTTCTACGATAAACAAGTTGAGTAAAAATGATCAGACTTGTTCAGTTAGATCCTAACGGATTATGTAACCTTGGCTGCTGGTTTTGCCCTGTAGCCTATGAAGAAAATCCAGTCATTGGCAGAAACACAATGTCTATTGACACTATTAGGTCTGTTATTGAACAATTAAAGGCTGGTGTTGGAGATTTTGTAGATCCAAACTTCTCTTTTATTTACACAGCACACTACAACGAAGTCTTGCTTTACAAGCACTTCCAGGAGATGCTTGATTTGTTTAGAGAACATGGAATCAAAACAATGGTTCTAACGAATGGTTCTCCATTAACAAAAGACAAAATGGACATTATCAAAGAATACAGCGATGTAGTTGATTTGATCCATTTCAATACACCTTCTGCAGATGCTGCAACTTGGGCAAAAATGACGGGGAAGCCTGAAAAGATGCACCAAAGAGTAATGGATAACATAAGATACGCCATAGACAACTTTCCAAACGATAGAGTTACAATGCAGGTAAATGGAATTAATGAAACATCTCTTGGCTACATGGAGTTATTACCAAATGCACCAGAGATTGACTTAGACGACAATACTGGTGATACGGCTACTGCTGTTAAACAGATGAAAGAAGCCTTTCCAGGAATTAATATTTTTGCAAACACATCATTAGTTGATAGAGCAGGATATCTTGATACTCGTGGAATCATGAAGAATCAGATAACTGGCAAAGGTAAGGTAGTTGGCTGTAACAATATGGGAGGCAGACCTGATGCATGGATTCATATCAATGCTAATGGTGCTGTATTCCTATGTTGCAATGACTATGACTTTGAAACAGTATTTGGAAATATAAACGATACTCCAATAAAGCAAATTTGGGAAAGCCAAGAAAGACAAGACATGATTAAGCATTCCTATGAAAACTTTTGTACAACTTGCATCCATGCTATCTGGAAAGAATAATGAAGAAAAGCATATTTGTCCAAATATCAAGTTATCATGATAATGAAATTGAAAAGACTGTAAGAAACGCCTTATTAAAATCATCAGGTGAAAATCATATAGTATTTGGGATTCACTCAATATTTTATGAAGACAATAGTTGGCTAAACACTCTTAAGCAATTACCAGACATAAGAATAATTGAATCCAAAGCCCCTGAAAATATTGGGGTAGGCATAGGAAGAAGCATTGCCCATCAACTATATGCTGGAGAAGACTACTACTTTCAAATAGATGCTCACAGTAGATTTGATCAAAATTGGGACACATTTTTAATTAATGAAATAAATAGGCATAAATCCAACGGATTTAATAAGCCATTAATCACGCAATATCCAAAGCCATTTTGGTATGAGGGCGATGAAGAAAAAACAAGACAAGCCAAAGAAGAAGTTACTCAATTTTATTGGAAAGATAAGCAAAGATTTAAACAATATAGAATTCCTATGCAAGGAACTATACAAAATCCAGAAGGAAACATCCACTCCATATCTGTATCTGCTGGATCATTATTCACAGAAGGCGAATTCTTAAAGCCTAACAAATTAATGTTTTTTGATGGAGAAGAATTACTAATGGCTGCAAGAGCCTATACTCATGGGTATGATTTATTTGTACCAAGCCAGATGTTTATGTATCACTTATATTACGGTGCAGAAGGTTATTATAGAAGAAGGCTTGTTCCAAGCGATTGGCCAGATCAAGCAAAAGAATTAGAAGAAAAATCTAATCAAGAAGTAAGACTTGTTCTAACTGGTGAAGGCGTAGTTGGAGAAGGAAGACTTGGGACTGAAAGAACACTTCAAGACTATGGAAAATTCTGTGGTCTTGATTTTAACACTGGAGAGATTCTCTCTAACTACCAACACACATAAGGAGTAACACATGAGCATAGAGCAGTGGGCAGGCTTTATAGTATCTGCAATCTCAATAGCAGTTGCATTTGTAGGAGCAGTTAGATGGTTAGTCAAGCACTACCTTTCTGAACTGGTCCCAAATTCTGGGAAAAGCATGAAAGACCAGATTACCAGACTTGAGGAAAGAGTGGACCAAATAATGCTACTTTTAATTCAAGCAAATAATAAACCTAAAAAAACAAGGAATGACCTGTAATGCAAAAATCACAAAATGGATGGCCAGCATCTAAAGATCAAAAGGAAATAGACATAAAGATCTTTAAAGTCAAAGGCACTGATAGAAAAATGAGACTACAGAAAGACGCAGGAGTAATCTTGACTGCCTTTGCTGCTGAGTTTCACGCTCAGGTAGAGCCTATTGACACTGGAGTGTTTGACGATTGGGCATACGCTTATAGGGATGTTAGAGGTAGTGATTCTGATTTGAGCAATCACGCATCAGGCACAGCCATAGACCTCAACGCTACTAAGCATCCCCTACATGCAGAAAACACATTTTCCAAGCAGCAGGCTGCTACAATTAGAGAATTATGTAAGAAGTACGGCATTCGTTGGGGGGGAGACTATACAAAACGCAAGGATGAAATGCATTTTGAAATAGTTGAGACACCTGACGAAGTAAAAGCAAGAATAAAAACAATGAAGTTAAAAAAGGAGAACAAAGATGGCTAAGGCCAAAATCGTAAAATCCAATAAAGAAAAGGCAATTGCTATGGCTCAGTCATGGGCAAGAGCATCTTTTGCATCAGTTGTAGCCCTCTACATGAGCGGAATTACAGATCCAAAGGTGTTGGCAAATGCATTTTTAGCAGGTCTTCTTGGACCTTTAGCAAAGGCTCTACAGCCTAACGAAAAAGAGTTTGGACGAAATTCCAAATAACTGGTAAAATTAATACTTAAGATCACAACGCTACACACACCTAAAGGGATATTTGAGCGATTCAGGTCTTAAAGGTGGCCCTGGAGCAATCTGGGGCCATTTATTATTTCAACTTGTAAGACTTCCCCTACAGTGCCTCAAATAGGGGTCTCAGAGCCTGATAGAGACACGAACAGACAGTCAGTGTGAAAAAGTATGGGTGCCAAATCTAAAAGGCTCCTATAAGGCTCCTACGCTTGGACTAAGGTAAATTCCCATCTTGGGTCCTTATCATTTCTGCTTTTATATATAACAGAGCCAAATTTGTTAATTAATTTAATTAATTTAGCATCTTTAGGGCTTAGGCAAACTCTTTCAGTTATTTTTCCAGAACGATGTTTGTCTCCTGCTGCAGTAGTAGCAAAATTTAAATGACAGCCACTGCAAACTTCTACAGATTGTGCCAGGATTTCTCCTGTGAATTTATTTCTATGATGATTTGTTGGTAATTTATTCATAATTCTATTCTACATGCACCTGTCAAATACTGTCAAGTAAGGTAGAATAGGTTAGGGGACACTCATGGGGTTATTCATGGGGCTTAAAAAGGAGTAATCTAATTATAAGCAAAAATACATTCATAGGAGCATTATTCGTAGTAATAACAGTTTTATTGTTACAAATAACTAATCCTCAACCAGCAGTTCCAGTAGTATATAAAGACAGGCCACCTTTGATGCAGGTATCTGCAAAGCAGGTAGCCCAGGAATTGCTCAATAAAGAACAATATAAGTGCTTTACCAAGTTGATAGGAAAAGAATCAGCCTGGAATCCTAAAGCGCAGAATCCAATTTCTACAGCCAGTGGAATAGGCCAAATGCTTGACTCTACAGTAAGTAGTTTAGGCATGAAAAAATCCAATGCAGGTGTTGCACAATTAGTAGCAACTCTGTCTTATATTTCAAGAAGACATGTTCATCCATGCAATGCTTGGGAACACTTCAAAAATAAAGGCTGGTATTAGAATTTGACATGATACAAGTGCCTATGTTATAATAATTACAGTTGATTGCCTCCTAAGTGTCAACTTTGTGAATTTTATTCACATACTACGGGAAGTCCTCCAAGTGCTTACTCTCATTCTCGCTTGGAGGGCTTTCTTTTTTATAGAATTTGACAATAGAAAAACTCTTCTGCTACAATGGTGCTAT